CTCGGTGATCGTCGTCGCCGCGATGATCTTCTCGTGAATGTCGGAGACGCTCTTCAGAATCTCTTGCTGCGCGACTGCAGCCTTTGCCGATGCCTCGACAACAGACCGAACATCCGCCTCGATTTTCACGATACGAGCGTCCTGAGCATCCCTCTGCGCCCGAGCAAGGTGCTGCTCAGTGATCACCTGAGTCAACTGCGAAGCCAGTGACGAGTACCCAGCAGCCACGCCAACGACTGATCGCTCAAGCTCTTCGACTCGCGAGCAAGGCTCAGAAAAATCTGAATCACGTATGGCCATTACACCTGCCTTGGATGCGGAGCTATCGCGAACTTGCGCACTACGCATGGCACTCACCCGACGATCGCCTTCATCTGGTCAAGCTTCCTGAGCGCAGCGTCCTCCGCCTCGCGAGCAGATGCCAGGACGGCGCGCGCTTCGTTTCGAAGGTCGTCAGCTTCCGCGATGATCCGCACCGCCTCTGCTTTCGCGCGCTCAAGTTCAGCCGCCGCTTGCGCGCGGATGTCGGAAGCGTCCTTGACCGCGTCGTCGTGAACGCGCTGGGCTTCTGCAAGCGTCTCTTTCGCGGAATCCAGAATGGCTTGCGCCTTGACATCGACATCGCGCGCCGCGTTCAGCGAATCGATGCGCTGCCGTTCCGCCTGCTCGGCCTCTGCGATAGTTCGCTTGGCGTCAGCCACGTCAGAGGCCAGCGCTGCCCTGTTGGCCGCGATCTTCTCGCCCTCGACGCGAAGGGCCTCGGTCGCTGCGTCGGCCTCTTCGCGCGCCTTCGTGAGGTTGTCGATCAGTTCGTTGACCCGCCCAGGATCGTCCGCCAGCTTGACCAGATCAAGCAGCACGCGGAAGTCGCTGAGTGCCGAGAGCGTGGGGGCCTGTGTCGTCACCATCATGATGACACCTCGTCAAGCCTGGATGGCGGCGACGGTGCCGCCTGGGATCACGCCGAAATACTCGGTCTGCCCAGCCGACATGCGCATCGATGTTGCGGAAGCGGCCCCGTCGAACGAGACGCGGCACGCCGCCTCGGCGTGCAGGCGCACGAACTTCGCCCAGGTTGGCAGCGTGACGCCGGCACTCGTCGCCGCGATGGTGATCTGCTGGTTGTTGATGTTCGCTGCGTGCGGCGAAGCAATCACCGCGCCGTTGGCGTCGCGCGCCAGGGTTCCGTATGAGGTAACGTCAAGTACGGCCATGTTGGCTCCTCGTTAGATTCCGGCCCCGGTGCGCACGCGCAACGCTGCCTCGGCATTGAATCTCGCATTCTCAGAATCGATCTTCATTGCCTGCAGGCGCTCCTTGGCGACGATGCCGGCCTTCGACAGATCAGCGTCGGTTTGCAGTTTCATGAGCGCAAGATCGCGCTTGAGAGAAAGATCGGTGAGGCCCAGTTCGTATTCCTGCGCCTCGCGCGCGCGATTGTATTGCAGGGACTCCGAGCGAATCTGATTATCCTCGGCGTTGCGCTGCATCTCGAATTCACGCTGCGCCTGACGATCCTGGATGTCCATCTGCTTGAGTTCGCGCTGCATTTGCAGCGAGACGATCTTCGGATCAGGCGGCGCTGGATTCTGCGCGGCCTGCTGCTGACGCTGCTTGATCTCGTCCGGGGATGCCTTGACCTGCTCCGGGCGCACCTTCAGCGCGCGCAGAACGATGTCGAGTTCCTTCTCCGGGTCGATGTAGAGCGCGTACTTCGGATTCTGCAGAACGCCAGCGAGCTGCATGGTCAGCTTGTTCTGGATGTCCTTTTCGAGCAGGACAGATGAGCCACGCGGCTGAATCACGGCCTCGGCCTTGATTGACGGGTCATCATGGAACTCCATGTTGAAGTCGTAGAAGCCCGTGATCAGCGGGAATGTGATGTCGTCATCGATCGTGCGCACGCGATGCCGCAGCGACACCGTCGCATTGTTGAACAGCATCTCCATGCCGCCGAGCGTCTCGTGAGCGTTGCCGCCCCCCGATCCGCCCATGAGCTGCGGCATGTTGCTCTCGATTTCCGCATACTCCATCGCGGCCTTGACGATGTTCAGATGCTCGCCAAGGTGCGACGGGAACGAAAAGACCTGGAAGGCCTGGCGTACGTCCTGAATCTTTTCGCTCGCGTACCAGACACCGATGCCGCGGCCGATGACGTGTCCGCCTGGAGTGGCCGACTCAAGGCCGTCGCGCTTGATGACGAGCTGGTCGCCAATGGTCTGCGCCGCGCCATCCATGAGCATGCGCCACGACGAGTTCACGACCGACTGCTGCGAGCGCTGTTCGTTGGCAAGGCCGATGCCGTATGGCGTGTCGTCCGTCTTGCGCCAGCAGGCGACATGGATCGGCATCTCGCCGTCTTCGCACCACGACGGCATCGCGCCGATCAGGTGCTCGTTGCAAAGCATGAAGACACCGCTGCACACGCACCCATCGGGGTCATCGCGCTCAAGGCTGACCTTGCTATAAATGCCATCGTCGATCTCGCCGTGATAGACGAACATCTCAAAGCTCTCGTCCTTCCCGACCCGTGCCTTGGCCCGCCCGTCGACAAGGCGTTTCTGCGGCCCCATCTTGATCACCGCATCGATGTCGGCCTCGGAGTACCCGAACTGCCCCTTGAGCTGCCGCAACTGGCGCTTCGTGACAAGGTGACGCACCCAGTACCCGGCGCCGCGCCGATGGTCGCTGCCGGCAGCGGGGTCGAACCACACGTCCCACGGGTCGCGACGCTCGGCAACGGGGAGAAGCCCTTCCTCCTCGATCCGGATCGACTCACCGCCTTGGCCAACCTGCCAGCGACGCTTGGTCTTCATCCGGGGAAGAGGCCCCTCGATGATCATCGTCCCAAGGCGAACATAGTCCTCGATGCCGATGCGGAGCTGCCCGTTGTAAGCGCACTCCGAAAGCTGGTCAGCGATGACATCCTCGTGCTTGGCGACCGACTCTGCTGTCGCCGCGACGATCGCCTTGTACTCGTCATCGGCCGTCAGGCCGGTAGGCTGGCCCGTGTTGGGGTCAATGGTCGGCGATGCCTTACCGGACATGTTCTGAACGCCGTCGGGCACGGGTGTCGGCTCCAGTCCGAAGTTCATGCCGTCAAGTGGCAGCATGATCTCGCTGAACCGGGCGACGGCCTGGTCGACCTTGGGGCGCACGATGTTGATCACCACGCGGCTGCGCACCACCTGTGACTTGACGCGCTGGGACGGCCTGCGCGGGCCGTTGGTGAGCAGGTCTTCCATGTCGCTCACGTCCGGCGCATCCAGCCCGAAGTAGAGCGCCGTGGCCTCGGCCCATCGGCCTTCGACGCCGGTCGACTTGCGATGCTCCATCCAGCGGTTGCGCATCGCGATGAGATCAGAGACCACTGCCTTGCGCTGCTCCATGAAGAGCTGATCTTCGGCGGGATCAGGGGCCGCGGCGACGACGATGCCGTTTTGAACCATTCCGTCCATCACCAGCCCACCATTTCATCGATGACCGCCCAGGCTGGGTTGAGGTCCGTGTTGACAGGGGTCGCCGCGCGCTTCCTCACCGGAACGGCAAACGTCAAGGCAAGGGCATCGGCGCGATCCGGCGACTTGATGCCGCGCTTCTTCGCATCATCCTTGCTCTCCATCAGCAGGCGCGAGTCGCGATACGAGTAACGCAGCGATGTCATGTCGGTGACAAGCTCCGCGTCCGCAGGAATGGACGGGTTCCCGTCGAGCCAATCGCGCATGTCCCGCCACATGCGGGCGCGCAGGTTGTAATTCTCGCCATCATCCAGTCGGACGCTTGAGTTCACGTCGACGACGATGTCGCCGAAGTCGCGACGCAGGATGTCAGCCACGCCGGCACCGATCCCGATCGTGTCGACCGCGATCTGATCCGGAGGGTCTGGCATCGCCTTGACGATGTCCTTGACGCGCCCTGCGGTGTCGACGATGTCGGCCTTGCCCCAGGCCTCGACGCGCGAGCACAGGCGCCCTTGCCGAATGACGACGACCGACTTGTCGTCACCGAACCGCGCGCAGTCCACGCCGATGATGATCGGGCCAACGCCCAGCACCTCGAACGGCCCACGCTGCGATGCCTGAGTGACGATGTCGCCACGGATGAATGAGTCGGTGACGGCGGCGGTGTAGTCGCGATCGACCTCCTGCGCCAGGACGTGATGCTCAAGCATGCGCTTCTGTGCCTCATACCAGTCGCGCCCTTTGCGGGGGTCTTCGCTCCAGTCGAAGACGAAAACCGGGTAGCGCCCGCTCATGCGCTTGCGGTGAAACAGGTTGCCCGTGCCGTTGACAGACGAAACCCATATCTTGCAGTTCGATGTCCCGGACAGCGCGGCATCGATCACGTCGGCGCGTTCAAGGTGCGCGGCCTCGTCCACGATGTAGAGCGTAGCGCGGGCGCCGCGGCCGATGTTGTCGCCGGCCTCGCCGAAGATGATCGAACCGGTCTCCGGGTTTGCGATGCGCATGAACGGCGCGTGCTTCTTCTCGCTGTACCCGAGTGGTCGCAGTTCCTGCGGCAACATGCGGATGAACATCCGCACCTTCCACAACAGACTCTTCGGGTCGCTCATGTCGTCGACGTACGTTTCCTTACGCGATCCGAAGCCAACCACAGAACCCTGGCGAAACAGCCACAGCCATACGCTATAGGCGACACAGAGCCACGAAACACCCATGTCGCGGCTCTTCTCGCAAACGGCCTCCTGGCGCATGGCCAATCGCTCATGCAGCCAGATGACGAAGTCGATCTGTCGCTGAAAGAGCAGAAACGGGATCGTCGTCGCGCGCCCATCCTCGGCAAGGCGAGGGTCGAACGTCATGCCCCAGTCGGCAATGAAATGCACAGGCCGCTCGGAGTAGAACGCACTGAGCGCGATGAGGTCGACGCTGCCGTCACGAATGGCCCTTACCCGCGCGATCCTGGCGTTGTAAACAGCCTCGTAGTCTGGCGCAAGCCAATCGAACCCGTCGGGCAGAAAATCAGCCTCGGCCGGCGCTGCCTCCATGGCGCGCGGCTGCGGCAGCGTCACTTCCCGGCCTCCAAAAGGGCGCGGTAGGCCTCGTCGGGGGTCACGCGCATGTCGGTCTGCATGCGCACCGGGGATTCCGGGTTCCCCTCGACGATGTTGCGACTGGGCGCCGCGTAGCGCTTGTCCATGATGGCTGCAGCCTTCAGGAATGTGTTGGCGGCAACGCCGTAGTCCCCGGCCTGCTCGGCGGCCGAAGCCGCGCGCACGGCGGCGTCCATCAGCTCGGCGCCGCGCGCGACCTCGGCTGCGCGGTAGTTCGCAGCGAGCACCGGGTCGTCGAGCATGATCTTGCGAATCGACGCCCCCGGGACAGGGATCGGCTGCAGCCGCGCCCCGATCTTCTTGAGATCGCCGCCATCGACCCACTCGGCGAGAATCTGGCGCCACTGGGCGCGCACGATCTCCTCATAGGACGGCGGCGCTTCTGAAACCGAGGCAGGCTCGCGCGCCACGAACCGACTGAGGCTCTTGGTCGGATCGGTCAGGGTCATCTTGGTCGCAGGGGTGGGTGGCCCACGGCTTCGCGAGGAGGAGACCGCGGGATGAGCACCGGCGCCGCGGGCCACCCAAAAAAAACCGGGGCGCAAAGCCCCGGGAATGAGAGTCAACGCTTGGGGCGCAATGCCCCGGACCCACTCTACTACTTCAATTCAAAGTCGTCAAGCGACAGTTTTCCATCAGAGGCGTCGAGCGCTCTGGCGAAGTAGCGCACAGCCAGATCGATGATCTGCTCGGGCTGGTGCCCGGTTGCAGCCTCCAGGCGGCGAAGCTCGACCCTCGACTCCTTGCTCAAACGGTCTTCGAACTCGATCTGCGCCCGGGCGCAGCGCAGAGCAAACCGCACGACAGGCGCCGAGGTTGCAGCCTCCAATCGGTTCCTGACGTAGCTGTAGAGCTGGATATCCGACCAGTACATCCGCAGCCGGAACGAGGCCAGCTTGTTCGACGAGAGTGCCTTGTTCCCGCCTGGTGCGTCCCCGACCCTTTCGGCGGGCCTTGGCGTCGCTGGCGGCAATGGCCCGGGGTCGGGCAGGCTGGCGATGAACGCCTTGGCCTGAGCTGAAACTGCTTTCTTCGGCTTGGTCACTTCCCCTCCAGTATCTCGTCAACCCACGCCGCGAGCGTCGGCGAAATCGATCGCACAGCGGCCAGCGTGTCGGGAGTTGCCGGCATCCCGGTCCACGGCTTGAATGACCCAAGCAGGGCTTCCCAGGCTGAAGGCATCTCGGCCTGCAGGCGCTCCACAGCGGCCCGCATGGCGAGCACCTCGGCTGTGCTGTAGGTGTCGTCGTCAGTGTCGGACGCCACAACCCCAAGCTGCCGGAACATGGGGCTTTCCTGCGGCCACCCAAGGCGCGAGCGGGCCACAGCCGCGTCGGACGCTGCCCACAGATTCAGCAGGTCTTCGACCCACGGCGGATGCAGACCAAGCCTTGCCATATCAACTAGAGACGCAGAAGTCGTTGAACTCTTTGCCGGTGATCCTCATTGTTGTAGCTCCTCGATCAGCAGGTTGATCCACGCAAGGCGTGCGCTTGCGTGTGCTCGGCGGTGTGCTCGGCGGTGTGCTCGGCGCGCCAGCGCGCATCGCCGCATCGACGGCCGCATCAAGCGCATCCTTGCAGTCGTCGCGCACCGGCGCCGGCCCATCGACGACGATCGACCACCTACCGCCCCCGTGCTCGGCTGTGCTGCGGCAGCGCGTCGCGAGCCAGCGGTAGCGGGCA